AGATAGTTAAATAATGACTGGATTTACATACGCAACATTAACAACTGCAATTCAAAATTACACTGAAGTAGATAGTAATGTTTTAACTTCTACTGTTACAGATGAAATTATTGAAAATGCAGAGTTTAGAATTTTAAGAGATGTACCAATTGATGCTTATAAAAAACAATCCGTTGGTAATTTAGTTACTGGTCAAACAACAATAAATGTACCTGCTAAAACTTTATTTGTAAAAGGCGTACAAGTTTATGATTCTACTTCTGTTGCTACAGGAAACAATACTTGGTTAGAAAAAAAAGATGAATCTTATTTACAAGAATATTCACCAGCAGAGACATCAACTGGTATGCCAAAATATTACGCTATGTTTGGTGGAGCAACTGGGGTAACAGACACCACTTCAGGAAGATTATTCTTGGCTCCAGCACCGGATACTACATATAAATTTAAGATACATTATGAGGCTATTCCTGATGGATTATCTGGCTCAAATGCAACGACTTATATAAGCCAATATTTTCCAAATGGCTTACTATATGCATGTTTAGTGGAAGCATATGGATATTTAAAAGGTCCAATTGATATGTTGACACTATATGAAAATAAGTATAAACAGGAAGTTGAGAAGTTTGCTGCAGAGCAACTTGGTAGACGTAAGAGGGACGATTACACAGATGGTACTGTACGTATTCCAATACCTTCACCGTCACCGTAAAATAGGAGATAAATTATTATGGCAATTAGTTCGGCAATTTGCAACAGTTTCAAACAAGAAATTTTAGTTGCAACACACGATTTCACTTCATCAACAGGTGATACATTTAAACTTGCTCTTTATACAAGTTCAGCAACTTTAGGAGCTTCAACAACTGTATATAATGCTACAAATGAAATTACAAATGATGCGGGTTCTGCTTACGTTGCAGGTGGTCAAAACTTAACAAGTACAACTCCTGTTTTAGATTCTTCAACTGCAGTTTGTGACTTCAACGATATTTCTTGGACATCTGCTTCATTTACTGCAAATGGATGTTTAATTTATAACTCATCAAAATCTAATAAAGCAGTTTGTGCAATTGCTTTTGGTTCAGACAAAACTGTAACGACTGGAACTTTTACAATTCAGTTTCCAAACGCAGACGCAAGCAACGCAATAGTTCGTATAGCATAGGGAGGCCTTCCTTATGGCAAACACCTGGAATGAAACCGGCACAACCTGGGACACAGGTCGTTGGGGAACCACTGATTCTATTAGAACAGGTTGGGGTGCTAAATCTTGGAATGATGGTGCTTGGGATAATCTTGGAGATGAAACTGTTTCTTTAACAGGTGTTTCACTTACATCAAATGTTGGAACTGTAGTAGCTTTTCCTGAACAAGGTTGGGGAAGAGATACTTGGGGATTTGAAGATTGGGGTGATAGTTCTTTAACTTTAACTTTAACAGGTTTATCAACTACATCAAACGTTGGATCATTAGAGGCTTATAACGAAGTTGGTTGGGGTCATGATGGTTGGGGTGAAGAAGCTTGGGGACAAGCTAATGACTTTGCAATAGTTTTAACAGGAGTATCTTCAACTTCTTCTACAGGAACATTAAATCCTGCAGATGTAATGGGACTCACAGGAGTTTTTTCAAATTCTACAACAGGTTCTCCGGATATTGTTGTTGATTTTACAGGAACACTTACAGGACAAGAAGCAACTACATCTGTTGGCTCTTTATCTCCCGCTGACGTAGTAGGTATAACTGGACAATCTGCAACTACATCTACAGGTACATTAAACCCTGCGGATGTAATGGGTATATCAGGTGTAAGTGCAACAGTATCTGAAGGTGAAATAATAATTTCTACAAATCCAGTTGTTGATTTAATAGGTGTACAATCAACTAGTTCTACAGGAGCATTGAACCCTGCAGACGTAATGGGTATATCTGGAGTATCTGCTACAATTAATGTAGGCTCTATAACAAATGTAATTAATACTATTACTGACCTTACAGGACAACAAAGCACTGCTTCAGTGGCTATTTTTGGAACATCAAATGGGTTTGGAATACAAGCGTTTGAACCTGTTGACACTGGCTCAAATTCATCGTATACAGATGTTGCAACAGGATCAAATACAATATATACTGACGCTGCATAGGAGAAAAAATTATGGCATCAACTTATACTAATTTAGGTATCGAGCTTCAAGCAACTGGTGAAAACGCTGGAACTTGGGGAACAAAAACTAATACAAATTTAGAACTTATTGAACAAATTTTAGGTGGCTTTAGTCAGCAGTCAATTGCTGGTGGAGCGCAAACAACTCCTTTAAGTATTTCTGATGGAGCTTTAGGTGCAACTGCTGCACACAGAATGATTGAGTTTACAGGTACAATCACTGGAAATCAAATAGTAACTATTCCAATTGATGTTCAAACTTTTTATTTTTTAAGAAATTCAACTTCAGGAGCTTTTACTGTTGAGTTTAAATATGCTTCTGGTTCAGGTTCAACTGTAACTTTTGCAACTACAAACAAAGGTGATAAAATTGTTTTTGCTGCAGCTAACGATGGCACAAATCCTGACATTAAAGAAATACCTTTTATAGGTGCAGTTGTAGATGATACGACTCCACAATTAGGTGGACAATTAGATGTCAATGGAAATGCTATCGGTGATGGTACTTTAGAATTATTAAAATTTTTAGAAACTGCATCTGCAGTAAACGAAGTTACTATAACAAATGCAGCTACAGGAAATGGTCCTACTCTTTCCGCAACAGGAGATGATACAAATGTAGACATAAATGTTGATCCAAAGGGAACTGGTGTTCTTAAATCAGGATCAGCTGCAGTTAAAATTGCAGGTAAAGAAACTATCTGGGTTCCTGCCTCTGCTATGTATGGGGCAACAACAAACCCAGCAGATGCACAACAAGTTGAAACAACAGCAACAAGACCCGACATGAAAGTATTAGATTTTGATGCATCTACAGATGAATTTGCACAATTTTCAATAGCTATGCCAAAATCATGGAATGAAGGAACTTTAACTTATCAAGTATATTGGACACCTGGTTCTACAGATACAGGTGATTGTATTTTTGGATTACAAGCCGTTGCGTGTGCAGATGGAGATACGATTGATGTTGCATATGGAACTGCCATTAATGTTACAGATGCTGGAATAGGAACAGTTGAAGATCAACAAATTTCATCTGAAAGTGGAGCTCTTACAGTTGCGGGATCTCCTGCAGCAGGTGAGTTAACATATTTTCAATTATTTAGAGACGCAGATGCTGGTGGAGATACTTTTTCAGCCGACGCAAGAGTGCTTGGAATTAAAATATTCTTTACTACTGATGCGGCTAACGACGCATAAGGAATTTAGATATGAGAGATATAAAAAATAAACTTACATCAGGTAAGAGCACAAAAACCATACAAAGAAGAAAAGGTAAAATGTTTGGTTACCAAGTCTTAGGATTTGGATCAGGTGGAGTAGCCGCTGCATTTATATGTGCATCTGGTGGAACAGAAACAACTTCAGGTAATTTTAAAATTCATACTTTTACAGGCCCTGGAACTTTTACAGTAAACGCTGTAGGTAATGCAGCTGGATCAGAAACAGTGGATTACTTAGTAGTAGCTGGTGGTGGAGGCGGTGGAGGTTCTAATCTTGGAGTAACTCAAAGTTCAAGAGGGTCCGGCGGCGGAGGCGCAGGAGGGTATCGAGAATCTTCTGGTGCTGCTTCGGGTTGCTATACAGTATCTCCTTTAGGTGCATGTGTTGCTGCTTTACCAGTATCAGTACAAGGTTATCCAATCACTGTTGGAAATGGTGGAGGAGCAGGAAGTGGTGGGCCAGGCGGAAAAGGTAATGATTCAACTTTTTCAACTATTACATCAACTGGTGGTGGAGGGGGAATATCAGGAGATGGGACAGGTGGAGCGGGAGCAAATGGACAACCTGGAGGATCTGGAGGAGGAATGGGAGCAACTGGACCAACTCCAAGAAGTCAAGGCGTTGGAAATCAACCACCTACAAGTCCACCTCAAGGAAATCCTGGAGGACCTCCAAGAGCTTCTGGAGATTTTGCTGCTGGATCAGGTGGTGGAGGAGCTACGCAAGCAGCACCTAATAGTTGTGGACAATCGGCTACAGGAGCCACGTCGCAAATTAATGGTAGTCCAGTAGTAAGATCACAAGGAGGACAAGGAGGCGCTTGGAGTTATGATAGTCCATATCCTATTGCTCCATTAGCAGAAACACCTGGTCCAGCTAATTCTGGATGGGGTGGTGGCGGTGGCCAAACAGGTCCACTTCCTCAAACTTCATGGAATGGAACAGCAGGAGGAGCAGGAG